GCCGGCTGAGGCGACGTCACCGCCTCCAGGGAGTGTCAGCTTTGATCCGGTTGGGGAGCCGTCCGAGCTGGAGTAAAAAGATACTAGCAGATTGCCTGCGCCAACAGCGGGGATATTAACCAGCCGGCCGCGAATGTAATTATAAAAAACAAGAGTGTTTAGGTTGTCGGCAGCTGGAGCCAGGGAGCTAGAATAGAAGAAGTTCTCTCTATCGTCTGTTGTTCTGTCGTCCCAGCGCGCTTCAAGGACCGGTCGCTTGAAGAAATACTCTGTGGATCGCGCAAAGAATTTCTTTGTGTAATAAGATTGTGTAGCGCCCGAGACGTTTTGTATCATGGAGCCAGAGTCCACGCCTAACGAACTTGAAAAATATGCTTCCTGGCTAGCAGTGAGATGTATTCCGAAGCCATAGTTGTTGGCGAATGCCGGGTCGGTGCCTGCTATCCATCTTTCAACAGTGTCACTAACATCTAGGTTGATGTTTTCATAACCCTGAGGGAATGCAATATTATAGTTCGAAGCAGTGAGATAGTCGCCGCCGATATTTGTCCAACTTGTACCAGCTTGGCGCAAACCCCAATTGGCTTCTCCTAGGTCCTGATAGTTATCCATATCAAGTCCGGCACCTTCCGACCATGCAGCAGACACCGGGGCCACAACCAAGTTAAAGTCTTGAGGTAATGTCCATGGTGTTTCTGCGTTAAACATTTTAAGATAAAAGGAGACGCTGCCAGAAGCAGGTATCTTGTTAGCTGTGCGGTTGGCTTTGATTGTATCAATCGGGAACTGGATTAATATCCGAGATAACTCTTGGGACTGCCCGTTTGACCCAGACTCCTGTCCGTATATGGAAAAGACTTCTAGAGAATCAGCGTAGCCCATGTTAGAACCAGTTCCGCGTGTGACCAAGCCGGCTTCATAGGCGTTTGTGATGGTGGTGTCGGCACTTGCCGTATATCTGAGTATTGCCATTATCTTACGGATCCCTTGATGTCAACGTTCGAAAACTTAAGTTCGAAAACTACATTATTGGGGGCTTCTATCCTATGTCCGTTTGGCGACAAGTTCTGAACAAAATCATAACTTAGATCAGAATATTGCGCTCCGGTCTTGCCCACAATCTCAAGATCCTCAACGTCAACAATGCCCGGCACTTTCTGGAGTACTTTGTAGAAATCTGTCAGCTGAATGGATTCGCCGATATCATACTGATTTTCCAGGAGATATTGACGCAATGCAGCGTTAGCGCGGTTGAGCACTGTAAATCGATTCGTATTAGGGTCTACAACAGCCACAAAGTTAATTCCAAAGTTGACGACTGTAGCATCCAAGATGTCTATTGTGTCGTTGATCATCTTATATTGAAGGAGCCAGCTTCGTAAGTTATTCTTTAGAGTCTGGTTTGGTGCTACTAGTTTTCCGCTCGTGTTTTCAGAAATAACATAGATATTAAGATTTCTTTTAAATTCATTAAAGTCGCGAGCGACGGCAACGCGTTTCACTGAACCGAACTTGCCAGGCATAGCATAGGAGATTGATTGGTAGTCCTGAGCGGTTACAGCCCTGTTTTGAGTGGCGTAGTACCCCATGACGCGTTGTTTAATCTCTTCTGAGTTAGGTAGCGAGATGTCTCCCACAAATGGTTCTTCGTTCAAAACCTCCAGGGAACTAATCACATTGTTTCTAACTGCCTGGGATAGAGATCCCTGGGAGGTGAAGCGTATAAGAGGACTGCTTGCTTGGGTTATTGTGTTTACACCGGCATTTGTATCATTTACCGTGTTGACGCGGTATCCAATGCGTAAAGAAGTATTGGAGGGGGCAATACCGAACTTATCCGTGCTTATGAACTTTGTTGGGTCGAAATCAGGGTCGGAAATATATGTACGACCATTCATATCGAGTACAATATTCGAAGGATCCACTACTGATGTATCTGAGAGTTCCGAATCGGACCCATAGCCAAACTGGAGGTATGTATCATCTCCTTCGTGTTCCACGGTGAAACGGCGAACCACAGGGACTGCTTTGAGGATGTTTCTCACAGTAGCATTCGTTGTTGAGTCTGAGTTTTTGATTGCTTGAAATACCACGTTTTGAGATAGATGATCCACCTCAACATATTGGTGCCCTTCCGAATCTACAACTGTAAGGACTTCGGCAACATTGCGTACGCCCAGATTTACGCGGCGGAAGCGCTGGAACGTTCCAACTTCGACTTCGTGAAAGGCTGTGCGCCCGGAGACAGCCCGTCCTTGGGCTCTAATCACATAGTTTGTCGGCGCGCCGGTTGAAACATTAACCGTTCCCACTACAATCTGGTTTGTCGGCGTAGCAAAATCTACATCCTCCAGTAAGGTGTATTGTCCGCCGCCCGTGGATGAGAAAATAGAGCCGGCGCGTAATACTGGTGCGTACGCCAAATTTGGACCTGCAGCTGCGGGGGCAGCCGGGATCTGTATATAAAAAGAAAGTACCCCATATGAAGAGGGGCTCGTGTTGAGTTTGAAGCCCATCTGCCTTGCTAGGCGTACGACATTATTATATTCGATCGCTGTGTCCAAAAAGCTCTCATTAGTTTGATAATCTAGGTAAAAAGACAAGATATCGCCAACGTAAGCTACTGTATCCAGCATCAGTGAGCCAAAGGATGCCTCACTAAAATCCTTATATGTATCAGAGTAATATCGGCGAGCGTAGTCTTCAAGATCCTTTCGGATAGAGTCGAAGTCGCGGCTAGTATAATTTATGGGTTGTTGCTTTTTTGTCATTATTGAGTCTCATTAAATAGGTCTATTGACTTGTATTTCCAGCACCGATGATTGGTTAAGAGATACGATGCTAAACAAAATGCTTACCGTGACGTCATGTGGGAAGAGGTCTGGGTTGTTCTCGGGGGTGCTAAATCTAACGTCCTCAATGGTAATATAGTTAAGATACTTTTTTGTTTGCTGTTGAATCGCGGTGGTGATGTCCATATATGTGCTCACGTTGTTCGGTTCGAAAGCATATGACATCAGTCCTACCCCGAAAGCCGGGTCCATCATTCTTTCTCCTGGGTTTGTGAGCACCAACATCTTCAAGTTTTGGGTGGCCATTTCCACATAGTTTTGGATTAGTCCGTACGGTCCCACCACCTCGCTGACTTCCAAAGGTAACCTAACTGATAATCCTGAACTCATCTTACTCCCTCGTTAGCATTCTTGTGGCGGTGGCGCTTCTTCAAGTGCGTCATTGTCATCTAGTGCATTCCTAACTAGTTCTAATAGCAAATAAAGTAATCCTATTGGGCTCGGAGGAATCATGAACATTCCAGGAATCGTACCTGTAAAGTCAATACCGTCTAGTGAGACCGAGGGCATATAATCGCCTTCTAGCAGGGTATCCGCAACTTCATCGGGGAGGATCCGGTCAAATACTTCTTCAAGGGGATTCAGAATTCCGGCTTCGACAAAACATAACACAACCTCCATCAGAGCCTGTCCTGTGATGTTGGTGTGGATTCCTTCGGCTGCTAGGCTTTGCTGGATCTCTTGTGCGACAGGGTTGAGGTATTCAATCCCTTGGTCGAATGCTGTGGCGGATCCAATCTTGATGATCTTTGTGATGGCCATGTGAGGGTCGATCAACTCAACCAGTCCCTCCAAGATTTTAATAGGAGTCTGGATCAGCATCCTCAAGATGAACTCGCGTGCGTCGACATCAAAGTCTCCAGCCGAACTTCTAATGGCTGCAGCTGCAGCGGGGCGACTGGTATCCGGTTCCATCTGAAACTCGTCATCATTATTGATTGTGTTCAGCAAGACTGATAAGGCGGCGCGCTTCGGCGGAAGCATGGCTTGTCCTATTCCGCTAAAATACTTTTCAGTTAGATAAAGATTTTGGATAAGCGGGATCGCAGTGATCAGATCCTCATTGAAGGTAGTGGCAAAGTATTTCTTATAGACGCGTCGTTGGGAGATCGCATTGATTTCGCCGCCCGTAAGCGATTCAACAAAAGTGAAGTTTTCTGCTACATCTTCTAGCAGATCTTCCAGTTGACCATGTTGTACATCTTCGCCTGCATCGAGGGCTGCTTGCACAGCGTCGGGATAGTCATCGATGGCTTCCCGAAAGTAGTTTAGTCCTGCGTCGATGTTTCCTAAGATTTTTAGGATGATGCTTCGGTCTGAAAATACTACGACCCTATCATTTGACAAGGGTTTAAGCTCCGAGCCATAAAGTACATTATGTAGAGCGTACAGACGAATAATGATTCGTAAAGCACAATATCTACGTTCGGCGCCATACTGCTGTTGCCCATTAACTTGATATCCAAAGGCAAAGGCACTTGGAGTTGGGTGGAGCAGGGGGTCGTTGTAAAGACCTTTGAAGTTGTTCTCGGAGTTAATATATATATTATCTTCTTTAACAAAGCGATTGCCGGTGCCGAGATCGGTAATAATATCATTATAGTTAGCGGGGTTGTTGCTGTCGTCCGCAAGTCGATTCAGTTCCAAATACATCTTAGAATGTATCGTGGTGGTTGAATTTGATTCTCCTAAAAG